CGACCAGAAGTGTTGTTTAAAGGATTAGTTGGTAGAACCGATTAAGAATAGTATTCTGATGGAATCAGCTGAGTAACGTTTGGAGGAATTGGCAAGCATAAGAAAAAGAATGGGTATGACCTACCACCCATGACAAATACAAAACAGGAGGGACGAATGAACCCCCACAATCATGAAAGCAACGACCCAGGTAAACCAATACAATATTCGATTTTTATAAAAATGGAGGCGAAAAGATTGCAAGAGATTAAGGAATTGGAGAGACGATTGGATGACTGGGGACAAGTTGAACATTTCACGAGAGCTGCATTTATGGTAGCTCAGGAGGAAATGTTAGGAGCTAATAATGCAGGAAACGATCATGTTAATGCATTAAATGAGATGTTGAGGACTGATCCTAGTCCATCAGCGAGAGAACAGGCACAAGTTCAATATGATGCTTGTAATGAGCAGTTTCAGACAAAGTTAACAATTAGGAACGAAACAGAAACTGTAGGAAAGGCATGCTATAACCTTTGGAGAGGAGCACAAGAAGATTTTCGAGATGAAGTTTATGGATTTGATACTTCAAATCTTGATAATTGGAGGAAAGTACAGTTATGGATGATGCGCGATGATGGATATATTATAAGACAGTGGTTTGAACCACAAGTTTGTTGTGATGAGTGTCTGAAGAAGTTTAGGCATTTTATGTTTGGACAAGGATTGACGGTACCGGAGAATTTCCAGTATTACTGTGAACATAGAGAGGTGCCTAAGTTTGAGGCTCAAGGAAAGAAAGGAAAGTTGAAACAAGGTGTTCGTACGAAGAAATTGCGAACGTTGAAAGCACATTATGACTTTGGTAACTACTATAACTTGGATGACGCTGTAGATGTAGCTAATTACCTACGAGATGTAGATACCTGGTTATGGAGTATGAAAGAAAAGTTACCTAAACCTGTGTTGAACTTGAGGAAGTTTGCTCTTTCATGGACAGCGCAGAGACCGCGATATATAGCGATGCAGATGTTGGCTCAAGGAGGACATCCTGTTGCTAAGTTATTGTGGTCAGCGAGATCAGGAAGATTGAGTCAAGAGAGAAGAGATAATTGGAATTTTAATGAACCGCAATATTTAACAGAGATTACACAGCTAGTTTATCTGTTTATTGCAATTATTGCGGCATATAAAGTGTTTGAGAATAGGAATATATTATCAGATTTGAAGGAGTCAATATCTCAAACTAAAAAAGAGATTAGAGAGGACGTGAAGGAATTTGTAGCTGAGTTAAACTTACCCGAATTGGGAAAAGCAGCGACACAGACAACAACGAAGATGGGACAGACATTAGACACTGTGAATCAGCTTGGATCAACTCTGATAAATGCTTGTAAAGACACTTATCAGTTTTTGAATGACGCAGTGGCGTCCTTTATGGATAAGTTTGATGAGTTACATTTTATCGTTAAAAAGTGGTTGAAGAGATTGTTTTACGCTGTGTTAATATTTTTGGCATTTGAGTTTGCAAGAACTTATTTTGCTCCACTTTATCATGATGTGAAGGATTGGTTGTGCAAGCAATTAGGATTCGAGTGTGTTCCTTCGGCTTATGACGGACATTATCAGCCACAGGGAGATGGTGATGATGGAAACGTCTTATATGATATATTGGATTTTGTGAGAATAAATCTAATAAAGAAGCCGAAGATGAAATTCTTTGAGTATTTGGGAGATTTACCGAAAATCGTCTCTATAGCGAAAGCTATCGAGTGGATTTGTGAGCACATGGGATTTTTGTATAATGCAGTGATCGAGTGCATTACAGGAGAATTGCGCCCGCGGTCAAAAATGGAAGCGGAGGCCGCATCATTTGCGATTTTGATTGCAGAGCTTAAGGAACAGTTGGAAAACGCGTCGAATTTAGAGTTATTTTCAGAGGAGATAGAACTCAAGTTAGCGGCGTTAGAACTAGAACAAGAACGATTAGGAAAGGACGTAGTTAAGAAGGATAAGATGAGACCAGTTTTCGCGTCGAGGTATTTACAGTCAACATTGGAGTTGGTTAAATTACGGCAGAATTTGAGAACTAGGAAGAAGGCGGCGAGACAGCGACCGACACCTGTTTGGGTGTATGAGTTTGGGAAACCTGGACTAGGAAAGTCAGTAGCTATTCCCCAGATGGAACGGATGGTCTGGGCTTATTTGAAAGAGCATGCACAACATTTGCCAGCTTTGGCAGAAATGACTAAACAACCGTTTCATAACGGACATGTTTTTTCGTTTAATCAAGATGAGGAGTTTATGGACGGATATAACGAGCAACCCTTTACGGTGATTGATGATATCTTTCAATCGAAGGACACACAACAGAGGAGTGCAACGGCTCAGAAATTGATACACATGGTGTCGCCTGAGCCTTATTCTTGTAGGGTAGCGACGATAGAAAACAAAGCACATACGTACTTTACGTCCAGAGTGATTATTTCAACGTCGAATATGTCGCCTGATAAATTTGGACTAGCGAATCTAGGACTTCAGGATACGTCAGCACTAACGTCACGAATTACTATTGCAGTAGAGTTGACAGAAGAAGGATGGAAATTCCACCCTATGACAAAAGTCGTGTTTGATGAGGATGACGAGGAGTGGAATCAACCACTAACGCTGGAGCAAATATCAGCGGTGGTGGCCGAGGCGGTTATGGCTAGGGAGTTGGAAAAAGAAAAGCCCTATCCGGATTATAAGATACCAAAGTTTAAAGGAACTTTTGAAGCATCAAGATTGAGGTTTCAAGCTCAAGGAAGCTCTGATGACTCAGATAGCAGTGAAGAAGAAAGGATGATGGACGGACTCATTAGACTGAAGAAGAATATCGAGTTCGCTATTTTGAAAGAGCTGGGAGTGAGTGAGCAGGATATTTTTCGTTATATGGGAGAGTTTAACTTTGACCCCCATTTTAAGCTAGACATGGAACATATGGAGGAATCAATAGATATGTCAAACGTCTATCTATTGCGGGAAACGACTATGGAAGGAAAGATTCGGGTGGCAGCTAGGCTTTATTTTGAACGTCATATGTTTCAGGATATAGACCCATTGATATGGGAAGGAGCCAAGGAGCTGGAGCCGTTTCATTCTACTATGGAAACTTACGGGGAGTATAGAAATAGAGTGAGACAAAATATGGGCCGCTCAGAGCGAATCAAACAGAAGAGAGAAGAGCGCAAGAAGGAAAGGAGAGCTAATTCTGGCAAATCTAAGCGATATAAGGAGTACGCAGATTGGAAGGAAAGACTCAAGGATCCTTGGGGAAACATACAGAATGCATGGAGAAAATTGACATGGTTGTATTCGCGCCAGTCCGACTGGATGTGGATGGAAACAGCTGAGGCAAAGATGTTTGCGCAGGAGTTTCTGGGAGCTATATTGTTGGCTCCGACAAAGAGAGATCCGATTAATTTTGATGATTGGTTGCGCGCTCATTGGCGAGAGAACTATGAAGAATATTGGACAGAGCTTGATGATATAAACTGGGATTTTTATGAGGAGGTAGCTGGATGGATTAAAGCACAGATGCTGCATGGACACTATGCAATTACCCATCAAGATTTTGCGCAGGAGTTAGCAAGGGCCAAGGGGGTCCCCGCAGCGACGTCGGTTATGACGGGAGCAGCTGTGTTGGGAGCCATAACTGCGTATGGATTGTTTCAAATGTTGAGGTTGTTTATTCCTCCAACGGCACATGAACCAAAGTACATTGCTCAAGGATCGTATGATGGTGTCGGAGGAAAGACTAAGAAAACGCGAGGAGCAGCGAAGCGAACCAAATCGAGACAATCGAGGAGAGAAAAGGTATTAAATGCAGGACAGAGATTTCAAGC